GCTTGCAACTGTTCAAGCGCTTTTCTTTCTTCGTCAAGTTTTGCTTTCGTATCGTTGATAACGGAAGAAAGCAATTTTTGTTTCTGTGCCAATAATTCGGTGTTTTTAGGATCAAATTTTAAAAGCCTGTTAACGTCATTTAGGTCTGACTGTGTCGACCGTAAACGACTATTAACGTCTTTCAACGCTTCCGTTAACTTAACGGTATTCGCGTTTAGTTCTATGGTTATACCTTTAATTCTGTCTGCCATAAACACCTACCAATTCTTCACGTCGTCGGCGGTCGCTATCTTTGCATAGTCGTAACCGTCGTTTGCTTTTTCTGTGAACATGTCAATTATTAAACCGATGTCTAATAATTCTAGGTCTTGCATAGTTAATCCTAGTTCAATGCAACGCAGAAGGAAAAGCGGCGTTGTAAGCCGCCTTTCCGTCTGTCCGCTTACTTTTTTTTTGCTTCTACTGTAGGCATGCCGGACAGATTCCACAATTCAATCAGTGACGGCAAAACGACGTAAATAGAAAATGTATTGAACTGATCAAGCCATTCATTTACATCATCCGGCACGTTTTCCGGGTCGCCCTGCTTTGCCATGATATACGCCAGGCTCTCAAACGTATTAAGCGCCTGCGCGTCTAATTTCATGGTCTGCGCGGCGCTCAAAAGCTGCGGCATATCTTCCAACAGATCACGCTGAAATTTCTGCCGATATCTGCGTAACGTTGACGCCGTTGAAATAAAACGCACGTCTTTGCCGTCTATATTGATTGTTTTTTCCATCCTGCATTCTCCTATGTTTTTTTATGCTGTCTTTTCCGGTACAGCTGTAAACCATCCGGCGTATTTGTCGCTGGTGCTTTCACATGATGCTTTTACGATGTGATCAGCAATACGCGGCATTGCCGTAAGGTTAAGTGTTTCATGCTGTGGTGTAATCGTCGCTTCTTTTGTCGTGCCTGCAATCGACGGACGGGAAGCAGTACAACGCATCATGCACCCACGCTTTCCGTTAACTGCCGGGTCGCCGCCGATTTCGAACTGAAACAGCAGTGCGAATTCAACTACACCCGCATCGGCAGATTCCCACAAAACACCGGCTTTGTCTTTTTCTTCGCCCAGGACGTCAACGCGGAATGTTTCCGGCAGTTCTTCAAATTCGATATTGCCGGAATATCCATTGTTTACGTCCATGTGAAACCACAGAATATTATCTGCGTATTCGTCGACGCTTTCGCCCTGCTGATCAAGTGTCAGCGAAACGCAACCGGGAAGCGGTTTTACCTCTCCGTATGTGATTGCGCCGGTCGTTGCATCGGTTGTGGCGACTGCATAATGGACATTAGATACGCCGTATTTAATACGTGCCATTTATAGCAACCTCGCTTTCGTATAAAACTTCATACATATTTTCGCTGTTAAGATATGATTCAGACCGTGTATAAACAAGTCCCATTTCCGTTAGTGCCTGTTCAACGTTTGCTTCCGCTTCAAGGTCTTTTTCTTTCGTGTACAATTCGACATTCAACCGCAGAATTTTGCAGTAATTCGCATTGTCTGCGATTGCGTCGTTGTTGCCAGGGAAGTAGTACACAACGTACGGCAGCGGTGGAACGTTCCCGATTTCCCACGAATAATAAACGGTCGGGTATATAGCATTCAGCTTTTCGCGAATTTCCGAAATCATCATAAACGTTCTATCCCTTCCGTTATTTTTCGCTGTACTTCAAGCGCCGCCCAATCGTTAACGTTCGAAATGTGCGGGAATGCCCGCGTTCTTCCGCCGTTCTGTTTAGCGTGCCCGAATTCCAGTAAATGCGTTAACTGGTATGCGGTTTTGTTGTACACTGTGCCTTCTGTTCCTGTGCGTTTATTGCGCACGCCTGCGCGCCATCCGCGCCGATACTGTCCGGATCTATTTTCGAAACCGCCTAAATTTTTGTTTTTAAGCTGTTTCGCCGCTTCCTTGGCCGTTTCCGTTACCGCTTCATTTGCAACTTCCGCAACCTGTGCGCCGTACTGATCCAAAAGCCGGTTCATTTCTTTTGTAAAATCAGCCGGTTTAATCGTCAGCATTGCCCTGTCGCCTTTCCGCGTAAAGGTCTATCATATCGTTTCTAGCATAATATGTACGGTAAATCGTGTAACGCTTGTTGTTGTATTCGCATACAGTTTGCCCGTTGTACTCAGGTGCAAACATCGTAAACCGAAATTCAGGATTCAACCCATTTCGGCCGCCTTCGTACCATTCCGACCCGGTTACGCTTTTAACGTCGCAGTACACAGTCTTGTACGTTTCTGATGCCCGCAGTACACCCATTTCATCCGGCGTATACGTAACTTCAATAAGTTTTAATGTGTGGCTTCTATCCATTTCGTATACCCCGTGTACGTGCTCAACTGTGCCTTTTGTTCATCGTACGACGCCTTTAAACGTTCGAATTCTTCCGGCGTTCCGAAACTGAATTTGCAGTACGTGCAAACTGCGCGAATAATAAGCGGGTCATTGTAAACGTCGGCCAGATCGTCATATATAACGCCCGCAATATTCAGATCCTTTAAACACGCGTTAATTAAATCCGTAATTTCGTTGTCAAAAGCGTTTTCCGAGATTCTCAACGCAAGTTTCACTTTTTCAAGCAACGTATTCATACAATCACCCTTTCGAAAGAAAAGCGGGTTTATTTTGCCCGCTTTCCTGTTTTCTTTTTCGGTGCGTCTTCTTCTACCTTTTCGACGCGTCCAAGATTGCGCAGTAAATTATATTCACTGTCGACAATTTCGATTTCCTGCCCTGCTTCAACCGTAAGCGTTGTACGCTTCAATACCTTAACTTTCATAAGTTAAGCAGCGGAAACGACTGCAAAACCGTTCGGACGGACAAGATGCGCAGCAACCATAATCTTTCCTACGATCTTGACCCAGTCGTCTTCGGCAAGGCTTGTTTCGTCGACGATGTATTTGAAATCGTCCCCGTCAGGGAAGTTTACAATAACGCCGTCAAGGTCGCCAACAAGGATAGCTTCATTGCCCTCTGCTGGTGCAAGCATATTGTTAAACAGTACTTCGAGACCCTCAAACGGATCTTCAAGGCGTGCGCCGGCAGTTGTACGGATTGCGCGGATCTTTGCATATGTGCTCTTTGCCATGATAACAACCGGATTTGTTGCCTCGTCGCTCAGCTTTGCAAGGCCTGCAAGTACTGCGTCACCGTCAAGCGCGTGCGTAACCTTTGCGGAAAGTTCAGATTCTGCGATGTCTTCAAGAATCAGGCCTTCAATGCCCTTTGCCAGCTGGTGGCCGAATTCGTTAAACAGATAATCCAGGAAATCTTTACCACGCAGTGCAAGTACATTATCTGTAACCTTGATCCACTTCTTCAGGTATTCGCCGATAAATTCGACCGTACCAAGCACAAGCTGTTCTTCTGCCGGCTTTGTTGTGCCTTCCTTGTGCAGTACTGCACCGGTTGCGCTTGACTCATAGTTAACCTTGTAGTTACCACGGATAAATGTTCGTCTTACACGGCTCAGAATCGGGGATTTCTCCCAATCAGTCCAGATATAGCCGTCTACGATTGTAGCAACGGATACTGTACCACTTGCGTTAGTTGTCAGCAGTGCGCGCTGTTCAGGTGTTGCTTTTCCCTTAATGGATTCTGCCAGCGCATCATAAAGCGCTTCTCTTTTTTCGATGTCGTTCACGTTATTTTCCCTTTCTTCTTTTGTGTCAATTGTAGTGCCTGCGCCTGCCGCAATCTTTGCCAGCAGGTCGCGCTTGTTGTTTGCGCGCGTTTCAATCGCGCCGCGCTGTTCGATCAGTGCGTCAACTTCCGCGTTAAGTGCGTCAATGTCGGCGTTTTCATCGGTCAGCGCTTCATTGATTTCAGACATACGTTTTTCGATGTCGTCAATCTTCATTTCTGCAATTTCCATTTTTCGCCCTTTCAATTTTTATACGTAAAGCAAGCGCCTTTCTTGCCTTCTCTCTGCGTTCCGCTTCGTATCTCTCCGTACGTTCTTTTTCAATCTCTCCGTTGAAAAAGTCGCGGGCAGAAATGCCGATATCCGTGTAAGGATTAGCAGGAAAAGCAACTGCGGAAATATCGTAAACTTTTTTGATTCTATCAATAACACGCGTGTGTGTATCGCGTTCGTAATGGTCGGCGTCGGCAACAAAGCTAAAAGACATCTGTGTATAATTGCCAACTTTAATATCTTCAAGCATTGCCCGGCTTGCTTCCGTCAATGACAGATTGGTGCGTGTTGCTAAACCGTGGTCATCTGTCCATAGCTGAATGCTGTTATTTTTCGACCGTGCCAGCACTGCGCCGGTGTGATCCCGTAAAAATACAACGTCGCTCATGTCGGCGTCGTCGAATGCGTGCCGGTCGATTCTTTCATAGTATTTTTCGCCGTCAATCTCATACATTTCGTAAGCGTCAAAAGTCGACGCATAGCCAAATACAAAATCTTCCCTATCCTGCTCAAATGTTCCGATGTTTCTATATTCTCTGTCCGCCTTAATCGCCATACTTCTTTTTTCTTCCTCAAAAAATTTATGTATCAGTTCTGCCATAAGGTCTTTATCTGGTCGCGTGTCGTCCGCTTCAAGCCGTTTCATGCATTCGTCTTCGGAAACGTCCATGTAAATATATTCGGCGTCGTCGCCGGCGGCATTCCTGATAAACTCAGAAGGCCGCGTGCAGATCAACCACGCCGTTATATCATTCATATCCTTTGCAGTCGTTACATACTTTTCGCGCAGTGCTAAAAGCATCTTGCGCAGTTTTTCCGTGCCTTCTTCATGTGTGCCGGTCATTCCTATGCACTGTTTTAATTCGTCGAAATCGTACCGCAAATCGCCAGCTTTAAAGTGCTCTTTAACGTATGTCGACTTTCCCGAACAAGGCGCGCCCCAAACTACTTTAATCATTGCTTACACCTTCCCGCGTAAATGTGCCGTCATCGTTAAGCAAATAGTATTCGCCGCGGATCGTGTATGCCTGCCCCTGTCCGTCCGGCAGCGGTGGCAAATTCCAGATTTCGCGGATTTCGTCGCGGTTCATAATTCCGCGGTCTGCCATCTGTGACGACACGTTTAATTTTTCCTGTGTCGTCATATACTGAAGGCGGTTAGACGTCGCCATGATCAGCGCGCCGCTTGCCTGCTCGCGGTCGCTAAATGCGGCGTTTGTCATAGTTTCACTAAACTGAATTGCAAACGGTTCTATTGCTGATTCGTAAAACGCCGCCCACGCGTCGCCGTATGCCTTCGACTGCAAGATATCTTCATTGACTCCGAAATAGTTGTATACGTTTGTTCTGATTTCGTTCTTTTCCGAATCTGGAATTGTATACGCCTGCGCCTGTATTTGCTTGATATCCGTATAAGTATTCGGGAAAAGCAAAATACCGCCGTCGTTTGCTTTTAGATTTTCTTCAGTAAATCGCGTGCGTTCCTTTTTGAGGTCTTCAGCGTTACTAAAGTTTTTCATCTGTGCCAGGAAGCGCGGCGATGCACCTGCTTTAACGGCTTCTTCAATGCTTTCATCGTTAAGGTGCACAAGTTTCATTGTTGGATCAAGTGCGTTGTTATCTTCACCGAAAAAATCGCTTTTATACTGAAATTTCGTGATAACTGCGCAGGCGCTCAGGTAATCAGCCGCATACTGTCCGCGGTGGAATTCATAACGCAGGAATGGCACGCCGTCCGCTTCCACGATTTCGCATTTGCGAGGCAGTACCGGCGTATATCCGATAACGTCCATAAATTCGTCGTATACAGGCACAATACAAACGGTGTTGTGCATGTCAAGAATCGTTGACGTGCGGTATAGAAACTGTGACCATGTTTGCCAGCGATTCGGCCGCAGTCGCAATTTCGTTTGTAACGTTGGTTGTGCTGATCCTTGAATTTCGACACGCAGTTTTGAAATGTGCCGCGCGCGTGCGTCGATTGCAGCGCGTACAAGTGCGCTTTCGTA